GGAGCAGAAACCAGACCAGACGGAATTAACACCTTGAACCCATAGACGTTCAAGCCCCTTACTGCATCGCCGAATTTTCTTTCCAGCCGCACGTTTTCGACTTTCGTGATCTGTGAGGCATAGGTGACTGCGGATTTATGCCCGGAAACGCATTGATACAGATTGCCTGCGCGAGCCAAGTTGTTTGACACGTACAAAGTCAAGCCTCCGACCTCGCCTAGCCTGCCATTATTCAAGTTTGACCGAATAATAGATTTGGTATCCCCGGTTAAGCTCACGTTTTTAAGGTCTGATTTTTGGATCAAACCGGCGACTTTGGGTGAAATGACTGCCCAGCGTTGGTTTGGTGGAATGTTGTTCAATTCCAGCGCCACTTCTTGGTCGATCAGCCAATCAACTACGTTGGTTTTATCCAGTGTAATCGTTGGCAACACAGTGCCAGCACTACCGTAAATCGAACCCAACACTGTTTGGTCAATTGAGATTTTCATCTGAAAGCCGGCGTCAGTCGTCAGTTCATTGAGTATGGCAATATCAGATTGAGCTTTATCAATGTCGCCAACTTTGAAAGCAAATCGTTTAGCGTAGTTGATGGACAATGAAATCATTTCGTCTGAAATGTCTTGGTATTCAATGTCGGAATCTTCCTGGTGGTCTACAACTTCCACAGTTGGGCGCTGGCGAATATTAACCTGCGAACCTTGTCCGGCAATCTCACCTTCGTAATCCGAGTTGGTAATGTCGTTCAAGAATGTTTGCGCATAATACTTAGCATTCAGCTTTTTAGACCAAATGGTAGGTAAAAATACGCCATTGGGTAAGTTATTACCCTGTCTTGCAATAGTAACTGGCATGAATGCTCCTAGTCATCGCGACTGTAGCTAATTAAGGTTCGACCTCGCCAGCCGCCAAAGCTGCGTCGATTGCATCTTCATGCCTCGCGTACTCTTTGGCGTCCATAGCGTCGATCATTCGTAGTGTGTACTTAACCTTGCCTTCCGCTCTCTGTGTTGTCTTGATGTTCGGATTAGAGGCGTCGCGGGCTGCGGCTAATTTGTCTGCTTTGCTTTGATCTGCCGCTTGCTTGGCGCGAGGATGCGCGGCTCTGAACAAATCGAATGCCGAAATAACGTCCCTGGTCGTGCCTTGGCGTATTGCTTGCTGAGTAAGTGGACCTTGGTTTATAAGCCAATCACTAAACTCAGGGCTTGCCATGATTTCTTTACGATCAGGGTGGGCTGCGTCTATAGCAGCAAAATGTTGCTGTGCAGCTGTAAGTTGCGCTGTTTGCTGAAACTCGTCTGTAACGGTTTTGACATTGCCGAAATCTTTAGTGACCGTGGAAAGTTGTGCTTTCAGATCAGCTATTTCTTTAAATGCTGCCGTTAATTCTGGGTAGAGTTTTTGCGCTTGGTCCAGTGAGTATTTGCTTACGTCATCTGGATCTGCATCAACATCAGATTCCTTTTGTTGCAATACAGTGATTTGCTGCTTGAGCTGTTGGTTTTCCGCTTCGATAGGCCCAACCTGATTTCTCAGTGCCGCCGCCTCTCTCTGTGCGTCATTCATCGCTCTAACAGCAGCGTCATACCGTGATTTAGGCACGGTTTCTTCTGCATTATTAATGGTCTCGACTGTGCCTGCGTCTTTGCCGGGGTCAACTACCACATCAGTGTTTTTGTTCGATTCTGTGCTGGTTTCCAGGGAATCAGGGCTGAGCGCCGTATCTATACCGTATAGTTCGGCAATTTCGGCGTCAGCCTCTTTATCTAGCGCTTCATGGTCAATGGTTGCCATAAGTCTCAATTAAGTTTGGGTTTGTCTCACGACATAAGGAGGGCTTAACGCTTGCTCCCACGGTAATTAAACATTGTTTAATTACAAATAATTCTACACCATTTTACTGATTTGAAACAAAATAATTAAACAGTGTTCAATTATTTGTCTTAGTGACGCTTAGTGACGCTTAGTGACGTTTTTTTTTGGCATAAAAAAACCGGCATGGGGCCGGTCTTGATTGATTGGTTATTGCGTTTACTTTAGCGGAGTCAGGGTGTAGTTAACTTCTTTTCTCAACTTTAGCATAAGCTTGATGCCTGCGCATTTTCCCTGAGTTCGATAAAAATCGTTACCTGACTGGTATTCTAGTTCTTCATGATGAGCGGCAAGTCTATCAGACATAATTCTTTCAATTTCCGGCCAATGCTTGTGGTTTACAATCTGGTAAATGCTTTCGGCGTCGGCTTTATTCATTGTCATACCTCTGATAAATTCCGCACCGTGGGCATAAGTGACCTTCGCGCGTAAGGTGAAAAAGATCGTTGCCGCAATTGCAGACGCGGCGCGTTTCCGGCTGGAACTCGAATCTATATTTTCCTTTCATGGTTTTGCATTCAGGGCATTCAAGAAATGTGGTGCCGGTTGGTGCGACAGCTTGCCATTCGTGATTACAGTCAATGCAAAACGCCAAGCCGAATCCGGTTTGTTCGTTTGGCTCTGGCTTTTTGAATTCGAGTATTTTAGCCGACATTATTTTTTAACGCACGCTGTTGTTACTGGAAACTGGTTAACATTAATTTCAATGGCTGCCTTAGCCGCGTTGTCGCACGTTGCCAGAGAACTAAACTCAGTCATGCTGTAACCGCCAAGCGCATAGAAAATTATTAGGATGTATGTCATTGATTAACTTCCTCGATCTTAGTGCCTTTTAGCCCCATTTTGTGTAAATATGATCCTTTTGTGTCCGATTCCATCAGCTTATTATACGACTCTTTATCTACTCCGCTGAAGCTGTATTTTCCGCCGTTGGAATACTCTACGTGCATAATATTTCCGCTATGACCGAGTGCTGACCTTTGCTTTGGTCGGGCTGACCATACTTAGCCACATATCCGGCAACATCATAATCAGGGCTTTCAGGAGTTGGCAAAGGTGCGCCATTCATCCCAGCGCCGAAGGCTTGCACGGTTTGATTGTTATTTAGAACTTGGCCTCCTTGCTGTGGGATGATCAGTTCCGGTCATTGCTCACCAACTAAGTACGGCTTTCCAGCTTCAACTGGGCCGCCTGTTGCCCTGGCTTGTATTCCGCCGCCCTCGATTCCTTCCCGCGCACCTATGCCCGGTGATCCTGGTTGCGGTGGCAATGCTGGCATGTTCGGGTGGGTGTTTTGCGGCATTGGTACGCCTTGAACTTGTGCCGGTACTGGCATTTGTCTAGCTCCAAGCGGAACATTAGCAACCGGCGCGCCGTTAGCATCAACATATCCAGCGCTTTGCAGTAGCGAGTCAGAAACAGCTACGGTTCCAGGGTTAGCAAGGATTTGGCCGCCAGTCATGACGCTTTCGAACTGCGTATTAATGTTTTTGTTGGCAACATTGGCGTCCGCCAATCTGGTATTGGCCTCGGCAAGCTTGGCTTGTGCTTGCAGCAATCCGGCCTTCGCTTCTTCGACCGGGTTGGGGTGTGGCGGCGGTAAATCAAATTGCGGCAATTGATCGGGAACAGCTAGCGTAGCGTCAATATCCATATCCTTTGCGGTTTCGCGCAGTAAATATTTGCGATCAACGAACGCCGCGTCTATTGGGTTGGCCGTCATAGCTAAAAAGTGAATTTTTTGCTGTACCTGCTGCTCTTTCATGATCATTGTAGATCCGCCGTTAACCGTGACTTTGTGATTGCCTTTGATTTCCTCCTTGTCTGACCACTGCATATTCCAGTCAACAAGGCTTTGCACCACGGGCGTAATGCATCCGTCCTCAACATTGCGCACCACAAGCTTAATGGGCAAGCTTGCTTGATTTAGATGCATTGCCGTACCACTAGCTGTATTGTCGTTTATGCCTGGGGAGTCAGATCCGTAGCTGTACGCCGGCATACTGGTCTCTTCGTCGCTTGTGGTTTTCGCTGCCTCTAATATATTCATCAGAGCAGCGACCGGAATCTCCGGCTGAAACCATCGCACAGCCGGGTAACTCGGATCTCCTTTATCTCTAACAAACGTTTGCCACGGTCTAAGTTTTGTCGGGTCTTGACCTTCTCGAAGCATTGACACATTAACTTCCGACATTGGGCCGGATGCCATCGCCATGCCGTCAAGCGTAGATCGCCACGCGCCATTGATAATTAGCTGCGAACTCCTGCCTGTCCTTGCTGGCGAAACCCCCCAAAACTGGTGTGGAACTTTTTCGTAGATAAAGAAATTGTATGGTATGACCTGCCGTTTCATCGGCATTATTTTGCACAGCAGTGTTTTTGATGCGCACGTCCAGACATTGACCCAATAAACGCCTATTTCATCGGCTTGGGACATGCCGGCTTGTTGCAGAACAAGTCCAGTAGCTTGACCCCAATACTCCAATAGATCGTACTGTTCGGCCATATTTGCGGTGGTGTCGGTAATTTCAGCGATAGTCCGTCTAATGGACTCATGCCATAGCGCAGTATGGTTACCAAGCGACGATTCTCGTAATATCTCATCAATTTTTGTCGAGTCGAATCGTTTGTCGTTTTTCAGGTCAACAAACTGTTGACGATTGAGCGAATGGCGTTCAAATACGCCCGACATATCCTCTTTTCGAGTGGCGTATGGATCTGGGTAGACATTAAAAACCGATGGGGCGCCCATTTCCGGAGCTGGGTATTCTGTTTTTACCAATTCCCATGTTGTCGTGCCATCAATTCCAACTGTTTTTTGCCACGATTCATCGAATCTGGTTGTTGGAATGATCCCTTTTACGCATCCAGTCCCAATAATTGATCCTTCGTGCAAAGCTTGCTTGATGTAATCATCGTATTTCAAGTCTTTCATCTGCGCTTCGACCTCTACAGTCATCGCTTCGGAGACCTGCTTATCGGCCTCTATCGCCGCAAAATTAGCCGGGTTTGACTCGTCTCGGCTGGTTACCGGCACTGGCTTGATTGACCAATGCTCATCGTTGGTCGCAAATAGCAGATCGACTATTCGTGCGTAGGCTGAGTTGCATTTGACCCGGTTTTGGCCGATATAGATATGGCCGTGAAACTTGCTTAATTCCTCGCCCGGCTCGTTCTGCTGACTAAACGTGCGCAAATCTTCAAGCCATCGCTCTTCAATCCTGCGGCGCGTAGTGCTCCAATTAGTCCACTTTTTTTGCAGCATCATGCCCAAAACATCATCGCTAGCGGTGGTTACATCTCCAGCGCCTTTATCTTCAGTTGGGTCTGTGTTAAGGGTTGGTATTAGCTGCATGATGCCTCCCGGCAATTAAATTCGTTGTTGTCTAAGCATTTCTCCGGCGATGGCGCGGCTCATAACGCGATCGTCGTGGCAATTCAGGTTTGCGGAATAGCTGCCGTTTTCTAGCACGATAAAAGTTTGCATTTCCTGAACAGTCTCTTTACACGCCAAGCCATGCGTACCGTCGCGCAATTCCGCTGCCAACTGGTCGATTATATATGGCTTTGACTTGCTGGTCGTCATCCAGCCAAGTCGCTTGGTTTCCTTATCGTTGCTGCCTCTATCGTCTAGCCGGTGCTCCACGTACAAATTAGCATAACCTGAATCGCGTAATGCAATGTTTGTTGCAAGTCCGTGATTGTTGTTCTCAACGCCGATAAACGCCTGGTTGTACCAGTTTCCCAATGATTTTAGGATAATTTTACCGTAAACATCCGGTGGACACTTACCGTGCCACTGCGCAACCTGCCGACCAGATGGTGACTCTAGCACATCAGCGCTGGAATAATCCCCGGTTTCCAGCCCTTCCGCTACGTCCGCGCCAATAAAATATTTGACGCCTCGCTCCGGCCTTTGCCATACTTTTAGCCGCCCATCATCACGTTTTATCCATTGTCCGCCAGATAACTCTAATTGCTCAATAGGTTTCCATGTCTCTTTTATGGCCGACGACATGTGATCTTTGTCAAAAACCGTGCGCCCGCTGCTGAGAAATGCGTCTTGCCAGCAGTATGGGTATTCTTGATCGGTTAAATCTTTCCCTATTTCGTTAGTTTTGGCTCGCCTCCATGCCAATTGCTCAAGAGTAACGCCGTAAAGCGTTTGCTTTTTCAGTTCGTCCTTGGTTGGTACAAATCCTGTTGCGTTAGCTCTATATTCCGGCGACCAAAACCAAGGAACAAAAATAGCGATGTAGTCACCTTCGCCTGCTTGGGCCTTCATCCATAGTTCGTGAAATTTTCCGCCAACACCATTGGCCGTAGACTCTAGAATTATTTCTGTTCCCGCCGCATCAGCAATACATTGCACCACGCCTGCAAAATGTTCGTCTGCGTTCGGCCAAAATCCTAGTTCGCTGCCATGAAAGTATTGGATAGTGCCTGACCTGCCGACCGCTTTGCTTCCAGCCGTACCGATCTTGTAGCCAGAGTCCAGCGCTCCGAAAGATAATTCTTTTGCATTTGCGGCCTTGGTTACCGGCCTGATTCCAGCATGGCAGTTATCGTGATACCGTTTGGCCATCCCAAACAGATTGTCAGTAGCAGCTTGCTCATGCGTGAGGATGTACGCCTGTTTGCCTTTACTTAGCGCTGTACGCCAATAAAACCGCCCTTCCGTGTATGTCGACGCGCCTTGTTGCCGGCCTTTTAATATCAGCGCTCTAATCTTGCCAGTTTTGCTGAGCTGCTCGTTTAACTTATCGTCGATGTATTTCTGTGGACCGTTGAAAATTAAAGGCCTGATAGCGCCGGACTTGGTTTTAATCTTTAAGCACTTGGCCGCAAATAGCTTGTAGCTGCCTTTCAGCTTTGCAAGCCTACGAACCTTCTCGGCTTTAGTCATCTTTCAGTTCGTCTTCGATTTCTTCGAGCAACTCCAGCAGGCTATTGTCCTGGGGACCGTTGAGTCTATCGATTGCCTCCTTGTTTGCACTCATTAGATTAAATGCCGGCTTCATGGAGTCATTGACTGCCTCGCCAAGCACCTTTATCAATGCCACTGATTGCAGGTCAGGATTTTCTTTATTTAAGTTCAAAATCTGAATGCTTTTAATCGCTGACAACTTCCTTGCGCTCTTGGCTTCTGACTCTGCAACACTGGCCGCTAAATCGGAAATATTCTGCAATTTGCAGGCTAGGCTAGTTGTTAATTCTTGTGCGAAATCGTCTAAATCAGTGAATCTATGGTTTACATCAACTATTTGATTTGCAACTTCTTTTACCTGTGCGATTTGTGCGGTTTTTGTACGAGATTGAATCGTACTAGATGGCACTCCAAATTGCTTAGACAGCGCTCTTACGCCGATACCATCTATCAGATGCAGCCTAATTATTTCTTGCCATTCTTCCGGTGTGAGTTTTTTTGCCATGCCTCAATTATACCCATCATTTCGGATTAATTGAACAGTGTTTAATTTTTGATTTATTGTTGACACAAAAAGGATGCGCTATAATACCCATGAGGTGAAATTATGACTAAACAGCACGGCATGACCGGAAAGCGCAATGCAGCTAAACCCGCTACACGCTCTAAATTTGTGAAATTCAGGGTTACAGATATGGAGGAATCAAGACTTAACGAGCTTGCAAGCCAAGCAAATCAAAGTGTGAGCAAATTTATTCTGTCTCGATTGAATCTTTTTGTTGACACAAATTAAATAATGCAAGATACTATACCCACATTAAAAAACCACTTGGAGAACGAAAATGAAAACAATCACAGTAACCCTGACACAAGACGCCTTTCTAGATGACGATGGCGATTATTCGGCTCGCGCTGAATTAAGCCAAAACGACATAGACAACACCGACAACGGCAACGAAAGCGGCTATCCCGCCAACTACGCTTTAGTCCGCTGGAATACTCTTGAATCATGGGATGGTGAAGACGGCGGGGACGCTTGCGACTGGGGTAAGCCGGAAGGCATAAAATTAAATAATAAATGGATTGCGGACGGATTGGAAGGCGTTACCGATTTTACCGGTCATAATTTTGTAATTGCATAACCACCCCAGCCCCGAAAGGGGCTTAACCAACCCACAACCGGCCCGGCGGTTTCCGGGCTTACCCCAAGGGGAAAAATATGAAAACGTTTAAAGAAGAAGGGAAAAAAACTTTTTTTTCAACAAACAGCGCCAAAGCTGGCGCTGTTGCCAAAACCCCAAATTCTTGGGGTATTGAGTCATTCATTTGTGCGCCCGGAAGGCATGCCTTCCGGGTTTACAAGAACGTTGAAGGATCGTTGATAACTTGTGTGGTTGGCAGCCACACATACCGGCCAAATTTGGCGGTTACCTCAAAATGCGTTGAGGTAACTTAACAACTCGCCGCATTCGCAAACTTGCGGCGTAAACCCCCACCGCCAAGGATGGCGATTAACCAAACCAACCATAGGAATTAAGGCAATGGAAATTGAAGATAGATGCGAGGAAGGAAAACCCGATATAGCTATTTTTGAAATAAAAGGTGAGAGCATTGTTGTTAGCATCTTCACTTAATCCAGCATCAACAATCATAATGGATACGCGCTCTTATCATTGTTCGTAATCCATCCATCCACGCGGAGGCGGCGTTTTAGTCATTGCAAAATTCACTAGCGGCTTACGTTGCACCTGGGCGCGTCCATGCGGGTGTCTTTCTACGGTTTTCGCAACATCCCCGCAAAAACAGCAGCGAAAGTCTATCGGCTCAGGTTTATTTGTTTTGATTTTAGGCTTTTTCATGCTTTCGACTCGATTTCTTTTGCAACCATAAAAATATTTAAGGCTTCTTGCCATGTCGGTGCGACTATTGATAAATCGCCCATAATGCACCACCAAGAATCCAAAAAAAGGCTTAAATGCGGCTTGTTTGGTCTGTATTGCTTCATCACCACAACCCCACAGCATTACCAGTAAGAGAGATAACAATTAACCACGTAGCCGCCAAGCACCAGCATAATAAGCCGTTTTTGTTTCTGAGCTTGTATAGTAAATCCTTATCTTTTTCGGTTAATCCGCGATGATATTCCATTGACTTACGCAAAATATCTATTTTTTTTAAGTTGCTTTCATTGCATTTTGCAATCCTGGCAAATGTATTTTTCTCGTCTAGCAGTTCGTTTTCTGCTTTATTTAAAGAAAACGCCATATCATCAATAACCGGCTGTATGTCCTTAACAAAAACCAGCTCCCCATCTTTGCATTGCTCAAGCGGACCAAATTTCCATAGTCCACGGTTATATCGATTGATTTCCATCACATCACCAAAAAGTTAATTATCAGCCCCAAGGCGCAGAGCCCCAACAACACCTGACCAATAGCTCCAGGCTCACAGTCTGTCAGACGGTCGAATTGTGCGAAAAAGTATTCGTCTATCTGTTTGCATAGTTTAATCATGATTCCAATTGCGTATCAATATGTAGCAAATATTTAGACGCCAGCCACACCTTGCCGCGCGGCGTTATGCGTATGGTATAGCGGTATTTTCCGCCGTGCATTTCTTCAGTCGGCTTATAGGTAAAATATCCGGCTTTTACAAACTGACTGTACGGCTCGTTATTTTCGCTGACAATACCTTTATCTCGCATCCACTGATAAAACTGTTTTTCTCCAATATCAACAATGTCTACGCTTTTGCAAAACTCCCGAACTAAAATCTCGCCGGCCTTGATGCTGGCTTCGTTGGAGGCGATAACGTACTGGTCTTTTTGCTTAATAACTTCGGTTTGGTGTTCGATTTGCGAAGCTTGTCCAGCAGAGATTAACCGCAGTTCTTCTTTTTCGGTTTCGGAAACTACTAAGGCTTGCAGTGCTTCAATATAATTTGATGGCAACGATATTTCATTTTTAATTTTCTCCGTCTCAAGCTCGTGCCAACGGCTAATAATTGCAGCCCTGTATAACACAGAATAGCCGGATACTACCAAATCACATTCATATCTAGGTAGATAAAAACAAGATAAGACTTTGTTTTGCTTGGTTGAATAGGAGCCGCCGAAATCCGCGTATCCTATTCCTGCCTCATCTAGTACTTGCCGGATGTCGGCCATAACTTTTGAATGCTCTTTGCCTGTCAGTTCAGCTATTTCCAAGCTGCTCATGGTTTGTTTGTTTGATTTTAAAACTGATAATTCTTGCATTTTACTTCTCGCATAAAAAAGCCTGATTTCTCCCTGCGGTGCGGCACAAGGAAAGAATCAGGCTCAAAGGTTTAACCTTTATCAAAATTACCCGCACGGCGTTTGATAAAAGCAATTTCAATTTACTATTTTGTTACCCGAATGTCGAATGTCAACTAAAATACCTCAATATCCCATCCGCCACCGTCTTTTTTGGCTTGCTTGCGGATCGCGACAAACCTAAACCACGGGAATTTTTCCGCAGCCATCTTAATTTTTGCTCGTGCATCATCAGCCCAATGGCCTTTTACTTCCCGGAACTCCACCACCATATCAAAATCAATTACCAAAAAATCAGGCGTATAGTGCAGATTTCTGCCCAATCGCAACGAACATGGTTCGAATTGATAGTCATGGATTGCGCCAGCGCGTTTCTCTAATTCCAATTTTTGAGCGTAGGCGGCTTCAGTTGCATTCATCACGCCAGCCGGTAACCTGCCTAACGCCAGTGATTTTTTATTCATCTCGGCGCTTCCTTATTCTTAGTAAATTCTTGTAACTGTTGCAGTTGAAACGCTTTTGCTGCCCTGTTGGGTATGCAAGGATAATCGCCACGCCGTTTGCGTTGTCTCCGCTTTTCCGCTTGCTTCTTGCAATTTTCAATGTAAGCCGACTGGCGATCGGGGTTTATTGGTCTAGGCATGTTGCACCAATTTTCTGCGAGTAAATGCCAACAAATCAGGATTAGTCAGCGTCACATGATCGCTTGGAGCCGGAATACACCAAGCCGTTTTATCATCAAGTTTTGAGGCAGTTTCGTAAATCCTTCTTGGCCTGCCAATGCGCTCCTGTCTTTCGGTTATCGCTTTTTCGCGTATCAAATCGCCAGCCGCATCCTTACCGCCGACCTTAACAATCCAACTTGCAACATGCATTGAGTCCCAGTGACGGCGATAACTATCAGGTCTAAACGGCTTAGGAAAATCAGGCATGTGATGCATGGCATCAGATAGCGTGGATTTTCCTACGCCTAGCATTTTTGCAATTTTTGGTAGTGTTTCTAGTGCCATATTATACCCTAAATTTAAGTTAAAATAAAGTTAAGTCATTGATTCAAAAAGGGATTTCGTCAGCATCCCAATCGTCGTACGAATCTCTTGACGGTGCCGATCCTGCCGCCGCTGGTGCGATTTGATCTGAGTTTGGAGTCGGGCCTTTCTTGCCTACAAGGTCGACAATTTGTGCGTTTAATTCCAAAGATTGGTGCTTAATGCCTTCTTTTTCAAATTCATTTAATAGCAATTCACCGCTAACAAAAACAGATTGGCCTTTTTTTAAAAACTGAATTAATCTTCCTTCGGCGCGCTTGCCGAATAAAGAAACGCGCAACCAATTTGTTTTTTGCTTATCGCCATATCCGACATTGTTAGCAGCGTTAAAAGTCAAAATTGCTGTACCGGATTGCAAATACCTGATTTCAGCATCTTTTGAAACCGTCACTACAGCACTAAATACGTTACTCATTATTTTGTTTCCTTTGGGTAGTTCATTGATAATTCCTTGGTCTTGGTAGGTATTTTAAGTAAATAAATCGCAGTAATTATCGGCAGTAACTCTGTATGCCGCGCCCTCGGCAACAATACCGGGTTTTGATGGCGCTATCTGTCCGCATACCCAAGCACCACCACGAATATTGTCCGTAGGCGCCCTTGCGGTTTCTGTCATAAACATGCAATACCTACACGTAGCATCTGATGGTTTTGTTCTTATTTTTATTGATGTCATAATTTTAAAAGTTCATCGACTTTTTCTAATAATTCTTGTTCGGTTCCAAAAATTTCCTGCCATTTTCTCCGTCCAGAATGCAACCCAACCGGAGACATTCTATCGTGGTGATCCCAGCATAACGGAATAACACGGTCATGATCTTGGCGACCACCGGCTCCCGTCTCAATGTGGTGAATAACGGCATGTTTGCTGCATCTTAGTTCGCAAGAAACTGGCGCTATACACCCAAGCTCCCTGATCTGTTCCCACCGCGCCCGCTGTGCAGGAGTTGGCTTTTTAGCTTTCATTGTTTTTATTCTCGTATTGTGCGGCTTGTTTTTTGCTAACAGGGACTTTTACGCCACAATTAGTGGCCGCCGCGTTTAAAAATTCCATCCAGTACGGCCAAAGTTTTTCGTCAAATTCTCGCGTTTTATAGCCCATCATTACAGTCCCCCTTTGATCGTAGCAATTGTGAGAATGAAGATCAAAGCCGGCCGCCAAAGTCTGTACTTCGTATCTGGCAACCATCCACGCTTCTTCAGGTCCCAGCGACTTCATGTATTTTATAAATCCAGCTGTCAGGATGTGTTTAAAAGATTTATCGTCAATCCACTGCAATTCGCCTTCAATCGGCCATTGAAGATGCTTTGAAAACGCTTTAAGGATAGGCCATTGCGCTTTGTTGTCGTTTAGAGATCGGATTTTATCTGCGCTTCTTGGGGTGCGTGTTGTGCTCATAATTTTGGCAATCTCCTGCCGAGTTGTTTTGCACCTAATTTTGTTACTACAAAAAAATCCAAGCTAAATTTATTGTGTTTATTCGCGAATCCTTTATCTACCATCACTAACCAGTTAGCAAAATCTTTATGCCATTCACCGGCTTGGAAATGGTTTCGGTAAATTTTGCTTTTTGCATGACGAATACCCAAAGCATGACGCATAAGTTCTTTTTCTTGTTCGGTTGCTTCGATCATTTCCATCCCCTCAATAATTTAGGCCATCGTTTAATTTTGTGGTATCGCCTATCTTGAAATGGAGTCCATTCAATCATCAGCCTGAATCGAATTGGCGTGTTGCTGTCTCGCATTTCGGCCAAAACTTTTGAAATTGGCATGTAATAAGGGTTTCTAGGCGTCATTTTAAAATTCAAAAAATGGTAATGGCGGCACAATAACGGGTCCGATTCACAACTCTAAATTTCAGTACATAAGGAATGTTTAGCGATAAATTAAAATCGTATCTATAGTAAATTTCGATCATGCAAAAAACCCCTTCCAGCTATGTTTTGAACAAGTATCATTTGCGGATTTTTTCACGGCTTTCGCGCCATTTATGCAGCTACCATGCTTATAAAATCCGCACTGCTCGCAGTCTTTCCCGAGCCGCCTGTATTCTGCTGCGCTTAACGGATTCCAGCCTACGGTTATTTTCGGCTCAAAACTTCCCATTTTTAAATCAATACCGGGCGCCGTGATGTGATATGCCGCGCCTTTGGTCTTATCCATCATGCCAGATGCCATCATTAACCGCATAAATTCTGCTGTGGCTGGATGTTCTTCGCGTATCCGTGCCTTGGCTTCGGTTTCTGATTTTCGCGCCTCTATCGCCGTTTTTGCGGCTATTGCTTGATTTTCAGCGATAGCAGCCTCCATGCCGATATTTTTACCGGATAAACGCGATTTAATGGCGGCTATATTTTCCTTGGCGTTCATTTTTCAATTCTCAGATTAGTTTTAGGTCGATAGTCAGAAAGCAATGTAACCGGATTGCGAACGCCGCTATTTGCGCCAAGTCTAAGCACTTCTAGTGCTTTTTGCTGATGACCGATTAGCACGGTTTCCTTGTTGTTTACGATGCCGATTTCTTGGTTATGCATATCAGCAATTCCGGTAATTTTTGCCGGATAGTCAGTAGGAACGCCTTTGAGCAAATAACCATGAAATCGCTTAACAAACTCGTTTCGGATAAAAGGCCATTCTTCTAGCGATTTATTGCCAAACTCTATCCATCCGCCCATATCAGAAATTACAGCGTGAATAATCGCATCGTCAAAAACAACAGTGCGGTACGGACCGACTGTTCGCACGGCTTTATCGAATTTTGTCCACGCTTCAAGAGCTTTATCAGAATTACCACCGCCGATATGCTTCACAAAATCGGATATTTTCGGGAAGAATTGGCCGGTGTCCGGGTTGGACATGTGGAGTTGCGCGGCTTTGCTTAGGGTTTCGTAATCGTAGTGCTTGAGTCCTTCGAGATATATATCTATAAGCACTTCGGATATTTCTCTATTGTAATATTCTCCAACTCCCATCATTAATGCAGAGAATCTTGGATAATCAGTTGCTTGCATTTTCAGCCCCCATTTTTTTATCAAGCCATGATTGAATATTGCGCTTGTTTCGTTCGGTAAGCGCTTCGGTTTTGCTAAGAACTGGTGAATTTGATTGAATTCTTGACCCGCTCTGATCTTGAGCTTTTGAAAGCCAAGTGTTAATAAATTTTGCTACGCCGGTCTTGGTTTTTCGCTTGGATGGGTTTGCGATGCACCACCCAAGTATTTTTCTGCATTCCTGTTCAACGTCGATTGCCGGATAAAGCTGCCGATACAGCTCTATCTCGTCGTCGGTTATGTCGTGTAGCTCGTCTTTTTTGTTTAGCGGCAAACTTAAAAACACGTTTATTTTTTTCGCCTCCAGACAAGAAGAAGATTTATCTTCTTCTAAATTTGTTATCTTGTTTTCATTGTTTAATTGTTCTATTGTTGTCTGTGCCTTACCTGCTGCCTTATCAGGTGCCTTACCTGCTGCCTTATCAGGTGCCTTACCTGATGCCTTATCAGGTGCGTAATTATCTTGGTATTTACAATAATTACAAATAGTTATAACACTGTTTAGATGTGTGGTTTCTAGCTCAATCATACCCTCATTAGATAGCTTTTTTAGGAATCTTGACACTCGGTCTCTATGACCCCATTTCCATCGACTAGCAAGTGCAACTTGCGACCAACCCACTTGACCCCTAAGTAATTTAACAACCTGACCTTTCAGCATAATTGTTGTATCCTCATGATTAGCCAATAGCAATAAATCCACCCACGCCCTAAAGTGCTCGGCATCAGAAAAAATCCAATGGTCTTGAATGTCCCGATAAAGACAAATCCAGCCAGCCATAACCTAGTCTTTTTTTTCAAAGTGCCTTTCAATTATCCAGGCCACCTGCTGAGATAGTGATCTGTTATTTTTTTTTGCATCCTGTTTTATTTTTTCCTTAAGTTCCGGTAAAACTCTCAATCCTATAGCTTCTGTTTTCATAAAATCCCCTAAAGTTTTTAGCATTCTATATTGTTTTCAATTGTTTGTAAATTTATTTTTTTGTTTGCAATGTAAAAACAAACGTGTTACAGTTTACGCCGAACTTTACAGGGGATTTTATGGAATATACAGAGTTTATAAGCAAAAAACTTGCACACTTGCCTCCAACCGGAATGGATAAAGAATGTCGTGTAAAAGAGTTATTTCCACATCAACGCGCATTGGTTAACTGGTCTTTGCGCCGAGGGCGTTCTGCTAATTTTTCCGGCACTGGTCTTGGTAAAATGCGCATGGAGATAGCTTATGCTGATGCAGTGGCGCATTATCAAAAAACCGATGTAATTGGCTTATGCCCTCTGGCGGTTGCTGCTCAAATTGTTGAAGAGGCCGCTAAAATTGGCTTGACAATTAATCACGTTCACGATGATAGCGAAGTTCGGCCAGGTATCAACATTACCAACTACGACCGGCTACATAAATTTGATTTAGATCGGTTTGGCGGCATGTTTGGCGATGAATCTGGAATTATCAAGCATCACGATTCAAAAACCTTTGACTTAATGTGTCAAGGATTCGCCAGAACGCCGTTTAAGCTTTTAGCCACCGCAACACCAAGCCCGAACGATTTTACCGAGCTAGGAACTCATGCGGAGTTTTTAGGTATTCGGTCACGATCTGAAATGCTCGCTGAGTTTTTTGTGCATGATGGTGGCGAAACCCAGAAATGGAGATTAAAAGGCCACGCCCGCGCAGACTTTTGGAAATGGGTATCGTCTTGGGCGGCGATGGTGCGCAATCCTGCCGATTTAGGTTTTGATGGAAGTATGTATCAGTTGCCGCCATTGCATACTTATCAGCATACTATTTTAACTCAGGCTGATGAAGGTAGCTTGTTTGCTGTTGAGGCTCAAACACTAATGGAGCGCAAGCAAGCCAGGAAAAAGTCTCTATTTGTTCGTGCTGCCGAGTGCGCAAAAATAGTGAATGAGTCTCCAGAAATTTGGCTTATTTGGTGTGAACTAAATTCCGAAGCCGACGAACTTAAAAGATTAATACCTGATGCTGTCGAAGTGCGAGGTAGCGATAAAGAGGAAATCAAAGAAAAACGGCTTTTGGATTTTGCGCATGGGAAAACTCGCGTATTAATTTCTAAAAGCAAAATAGCCGGATGGGGTCTCAATTTTCAGATTTGCAATCATATGGCTTTTGTGGGCGTGACAGACTCATTTGAAAGCTACTACCAATCTGTTAGGCGTTCATGGCGATTTGGTCAGCACAAGCCTGTGCATGTGCATGTTTTTAGCGCAGATACAGAAGGCGCAGTTTTAACTAACTTGCAGCGCAAAGAAAAAGAGTCTGATGTTATGGCTGCCGAGTTAACGGCTATTGTGTCGGAATCTGTTAGAAACGAAGTGCTAGGCGTTAATAAAGAATCAAATATTTACGCCCCTGATAAAAAAATAATAATCCCTAACTTTTTGAAGGTCTAATTATGAATATTTTAAACCAAGAAATGGGCAATGACTTTGCCTTGTATAATGGCGATTCGTGCGAAATATTGCCAATGTTGCCAGATAATAGTGTTGACTACTGCATTCATAGCCCTCCTTTTGCATCGCTATATACCTATTCAAATTCGCCGCGTGACCTTGGAAACTGCCGAGATTATGATGATTTTTTTGTGCACTTTGATTTTATTATCAAAGAACTAGCCAGAGTCATGAAGCCCGGCAGAAACGTATCAATGCACTGCATGTTATTGCCAACGTCAAAAGCGCATCATGGGTATATCGGTTTGCAGGATTTTCGCGGCGATCTAATCCGCGCATATCAAAAACACAGCTTTATTTTTCACAGCGAAGTTGTTATTTGGAAGGATCCGGTCACCGCTATGCAGCGTACAAAAGCACTTGGATTGTTGCATAAAACCGTGCGCGGAAATGGCGCAATGTCACGCCAAGGCATACCAGACTATCTAGTGACTATGCGAACGCCAGGCGAATGCGAAGAACATGTAATTCATTATCGCGATAACGCAGAATGCAGTGGCCGCGATGAGTCTCAAGTATTGCCAGTTCAAAAATGGCAGCAATATGCCAGCCCTGTGTGGATGGATATAAATCCCAATGAGACATTGCAAGGAAAATCCGCGCGCGAAGATGCCGACGAGCGGCATATATGCCCTTTACAATTAGAAGTTATTCGTCGCGGAGTTGAGTTGTGGACTAATCCCGGAGATACGGTTTTAAGCCCGTTTGCCGGCATAGGATCAGAAGGATATGTAAGCTTGCAGATGAATCGAAAATTTGTTGGTATAGAGCTTAAAGAGTCATATTACAAGCAAGCTGCCATTAATCTTAAATCAGCGAAAAATGGTACGCAAGATATTTTTGAAACTTTCTGAGAATAATTAATGATTAAAATATCAAATCTAAGCCCAGTATTATCAATATTAGGCATTGCGGCCGGGAAAACGCCTATGCCTATTTTAAAGTGTATCAAGGTCGAAGCCGACAATAACAAAATGAACATGACTGCATCTAATCTTGAAATGCAAATCGAGTATTTTTTGGATTGCGAAGTAATAAAGCCTATGTCATTTTGCGCCGATGCCGACAAACTTGCTCAGTTTGCCAAGGTTGCCGGTAAAAACGAAATAGAGATAAAATTCGACAAAGAAAAGCTATCGTTAAAGTCAAAAAGTAGAAGCAATATTAATTTTATGCCGGTCGAAAATTTCCCGGCTATGTTGGTATCTACAGAAGGATCGGTATCGGTAACAATTGACGCCGAAACTTTTTCTAATGCCATTAATTACACATCAATATCGGTTGCAGTTAATCATACTTCAATCGCTCTAAACGGGTTTTATATTGCTATTAAAGATGGATTTGCAACAATAACAACATCTGATAGCAAGAGGTTATCTCAATCTAAAATACCTGTAAACTACGATGGCGAAATAGAATGCGTAATACCTAAGCAGTCGGCTTTGACTATTGCAAAGCTGTTTCAATCTGGCGATATAGAGATAGTTTTAAATCGTAATAGCCTGTCTATAGAAAGTGACAATATCAAGCTAATTTCAAAAAATATTGATGCAAAATACCCTATTTTTAACAAAATATTTTATATTCCAACCGTCCCGGCTCAAATAGAATCTAGTGATTTTATTAACTGTATTGAGGCTGGCGGCATAAACTCAGATTCAAGGTACATGGCGGTTGTCTTGAATTTTTCTAAAAATGAGATAGGGATAGAATCATTTAACGAGAATGGCGAACAATCATCATCAGAAGTTGAATGTCAATTTTCAGGTGATATATCCGTAGGATTTTGCAAAACACTTTTGATTGATGCTGCAAAAAAGATTGAAGGAGCTATCGAGTTAGATATCTGTTCTCAATTTATTACCATGAAAAACGACAATAAAAACAACTTGCAATTAGTTATGTCGATGCGAATGTAAAACCGGCTTTATGCTTTACTCAACCAGCCTAAAATCTTTATCAGTTATCCATAGTCATAAGTAAGCTATGGATAACCATGCGGCGTAGATTGTGACTATGATTGCGTTTTTCACGGTCTATGACTACCGGGTTCGCGCATCCGTTCCGGGTTATCTGCAGCAAAATTCTTAAAATCTTGCAGGCGCCTCATTACAACTGTTTTATGCCCGTCGACTTTGCACAAACGCAAATATTCAACCAGCGCATCAACCGCGTGAATATCTCGCGCCCGTAAAATAAATACGGGTTCATCGTCTGGTATGGCATTCCCAGTTTCTCGGTTATAAATGCGTCCAAGTTCGTTTACGTTGTATTTTGGTTCTTGTTCAGGTTTCATTCTTTTTTCTCAGGTAATAAATCTTCTTCAGCGATACCAGTTTTCCTGCTAACAAAATAAATCTGATGCACAGGAATTTGTCCTACTTTCAACCAGTAAGATAGTAATGGTTGTGAAACACCGATTAGCCTTGCCAGCTTGGCCTGATCGCCCCGTTTTTGTATCAATTCTTTAAGTTTTTTCATGGCTAAAATTATAACATCAAATAAAAGTTTGACAAAAAAATTTTAATGATTTATAGTTCTTCCCGACATCGCAGCAATGTATGTTGATTGAGACCCAGCAGACCATTTAGCGGCTGGCGACGAAATAACCGTTTCTGTTGACGCTGATGAAGAAGTAATTATCAGCGTTGACCATAACGGACAGACTTAAAGATTTATCGCTACACCATTAAAGACACTACCCGGTCAATATTAGGCTGGGATTTTTTAAACGAGGAAAAAATGAAAACAGCACAAGATTTGATAAACGAATGGAAAGAAAACAACGATACAGGCGCTGAGCTTAATTTGTATGGTTTTGATGAATTGCCAGAGCTGCCAGCAAGCCTGGAAACCCTGTCTGCCAACAGCGCAACGACTCTGCCAGAGCTGCCATCAAGCCTGGAAACCCTGTCTGCCAACAGCGCAACGACTCTGCCAGAGCTGCCAGCAAGCCTGGAAACCCTGTCTGCCAACAGCGCAACGACTCTGCCAGAGCTGCCATCAAGCCTGAGATACCTGTATGCCGACAGCGCTGACAATAAACCAGAATAACTTTTATCGCTACACCCTTAAAGAACCTTTCCCGGCCTTGGTGTCGGGTCTTTTTAATCAAGGAAAAAATTATGAAAATAGCAGCTCCAACCGTAGAAGTAATTGAAGTCGAAAATGAAGGCTTAGTTAGCCTAATCGGGCAAACAATAACATTATTTTGCGCGGTGTACATTTACACAGGTAAACTTGTTGGCGTAAACGATAAATACGTCAAGCTCGAAAACCCAAAGATTGTTTACGAAACCGGCGCATTTACAAGCGCGGAATGGAAAGATGCACAATCACTGCCAAACGAATTTTACATTATGACAAGCATGGTTGAGTCATTTGGCGTACTAAAATGATTGCTATAAAAAAACATTCGAGGTCGGGGTCGGGGTCGTGGTCGTGGTCGAGGTCGTGGTCGGGGTCGGGGTCGTGGTCGTGGTCGGGGTCGAGGTCGGGGTCGGGGTCGAGGTCGGGGTATCGGTCGTGGTTGTGGTAGAGGTCTTAAAAATAATTTCCGGTCGATCATGGCCGGGATTTTTTGAAATCGCCTGGTTGGTTCGGCAATTCCCTACGACTTAGGCGCGGAAACCGACAATCGGGCGATTACAAAAATTAATTGAATGGGAAAAGACAATGACACAAGGCGACCAATTAGCGTTTCCATTGGTTGAAACAAATTTAAACGGCGACTCCAGTATATCTACTGGATTGTCTAAGCGCTACTACTTTGCTCTGCATCTTATGTCAATAATAATCATAAACTCATCAAATCATGAATGGAAAGATGACGCAATAGTTGCTATTGCCGTAGCAGATGCTTTGATTGAACAGCTAAACAAATAAGAAAAGACAATGATTTTTGAATCAAAATTCGGCTTAGGGGAAATAGTAATTCATAGAGTCAACTTAAGAAACGATATTGTTAATGAGGAAATGTACGAAGTTTGCGGGATTACATTTCAAAAAGGCGTTGAGCCTGTAGTGGCAGTAAGAAACCCAAAAGATGGAATGCATAGAATATTTCTTGAAAGTGAATTAATCGGCGATCCTGATTTTGATCAAATTGCTGGTTATCCAGAAGAATAGGAAAAGACAATGAACCTACACTTTAAAACACTTGGCCTTGAATTTTCAGCGGATGTAAAGGCGACTCCTTTTGTTCCTGCCAGTGTTTGTGGACTGCCCGAAAACAGCTCACCGGAAGAAGTCGGAGAAATTGAGTCTTGGGAGAATTTAGAGGTATTGGTAAAAGACGATACCGGCGCAAAACAATGGATAGACGCAATGTTTTTGCTTGACTCTGAGGTTGCAGACAAAATTGAAGAAGCGGCTTATCAGGCTATTGCAGAATATACGCCTGAGTGTGATTACGATTAATAGGTGATTTATGAGCATTCACGGTTTATGTTTCGACGAGGCGCAAAGCGGTAGATGTGGATTTGAATGCCGAGCATTTAAACAAGGTGAATGCGAAATTTACAAAGAAGTTGTTTTTAATGCACCAATAACTTTTGATGACTTTCAAGAAGCCAGTGAATATTACAATTTAGAGGGTACGGAAATGAATAGAATTACTGATTTAATAGTTTCACAAGTAGAAAAACACGCTCAAGTTATCAGGGTGCTGGCTGAAATAAATAAAGTTCCTTGGGATACTTTAAAAGTTGACGAGCCAGTTGTTGTGTTTTACGAATTGGATGACTTTTGCAATGGAACTGGTGCAAGGATTGCTCACTTTCATAGTTTTAATAAAACAAATGAATTGATTAATGCATGGCAGGACGGCACGACGAGCATAACCGGTAAAGATTTTGTGGCTTATAAGTACGCGCTGCCGCAAGCATTGCATAAAGAATTGATAAAACAAAAATAACCGATTTACCCGCGCCGCCATCCCCAGTATTCCGCAAGTCGGTTACATGGCATGGTGTTAGCGATAAAAGCTACCGCATCGGCTATAAGTGTGCGGAAACAAATTCAATGCGCACTATTGGCGCTTATGAGCAAACCTGAGCATAGAAGGTGACTTACGCCGGATGGAAAGAATCCGGCCTCGAATTACAAACGCGAACCAGGCGTGACGATGTGAACATGAGTTCTGGCCCGGATATGCAATCTGGTAGGGCTGCGGTAGTAGATGGTCTTGTTGGCAAGACATGGGCGTCATAAACCCAGACGCTGGTTCAATTCCGGCAAAGCTACCGTATACTATACCGGCTCACGTTGAGCCGGCTTTTTAAATCCGCTTAGCCGCTTATTGATGAGTCATTAATTGCAGTCGTAGGGGTTGGGCGGATTTACAAAGCGAAAACTATAGGCGTCAACCATAAGCCGAACAGTGGGTAATTTTTTTTGGAGATAAAAAATGTCATACAGTTATTCAGTTGTTGGCGGTGATGCCGACGAGGTTTTGAGTTTATCTAAAGCCCAATTTCAATCTGTTGTCGATAGTCAACCGATTCATGCAAACGATCAAAGCCAGGTTTTGGAAGTTCATAAAACAGTTTTAACGGTGCTGCCTGAAACGCCGGTCAATAAAAACATTTCTCTAACTGCGAGAGGCTGGATTAACACTCAAATCGTTGACGATGTTTCGCATGTTGTCGGCGTGTTTATTTCTGTCCATGTTGCTTTTGTTAGCGAAGTCGCCGTTGACACCGACACCGGCGCGGCCACGCCGTCATAAATTTTAACCGTTTTACCTTACCCGGTTAGCGCCGGGTAAGTTTTGAGTGATGAGATAAACATCGGTACTATCATTGGCACGAATACGCGCAGCCAGTCTAGCTAACAAAGCGCGCCGATGTTTTTCTGATCGCTCAGCTAACGGCGTGAGACGGCGCCGACAATTAAGGCCGTCGCTATTAAGTGAAAAACTCAGATGTATTGCTGATGGTTTTAAAAATCACAGGGCGTTTCGGTTAGGGTTCCGGGCGCGTTGGGCGATCAATTTTATTAATTTGGGGGTTTTATGAAGAAATATTATGCACCAGATTTAGACGCAATGGCGCGGCGTAAAGCCGCGATTGAAGGCAAGCCATACACAAGCGCATGGATGCGTATTTTCGGCTCACTGTGGTTTATGGCAGCGCTTGGCTTGCTTGGGTTTGCGCTGTGCGTTATCGGTGCAAATCAATGATTTTAGCATGCATAACCATTGTGTTTTTTGTTGCCGTTGTTTGGCATGTTCTTAATGACCTGGAGAAAAAATTATGATTTATTTTGTTATTTATACGGTAATCGGGGCTTTGTTTATTGCTGGCTGCCTTTATGCTACGAGGAGTTGATTTATGGATGTATATCAAGAAAATTTATTAAATCCAAATGACTTTGTAATGGAAAATATTCACGAAACAGACAATATAGCTACGGTTAATGTTAAAAACATTGGCATTATAACTGTGCTGGACATGTTGACAGGCTATTCAGGAGGTATTCGTGATATTGAGACGGGATTTAGAGCTCAAGGCGAAAAGGATCACAAGCTGGTCAGTAAGCCAGGAGAAATAAAACGCTATGCTAATTTTTGGCTTTCATCCGGTAATTTCGATATTAGAAAGTTTGAAGGGACTTACAAAGAAGCTATTGATTTCATCAAAGAAAACGCAAATACATGCGTTGGCGAACTTGGTAAATTTTGATTGACTAAATATCCGATGTGAGCTAGTATTTAAACGGGCTGTGATAGGCCGAATAAAGTGGTTAAACAAAGCTGTATTTTTTATCCGAGGGAAACCATTTCCCAACTATCACCGGATTTAAAGTATGGCTTTTTTTATGGGTGTAATTTATGTCTACTGCAGTTGTACCACAAGCTAAAAAGAAATTTAGCTTAGCCATTCAATCAGATGGCTATCAAAACCTGATTAAAACAACATTGCGCGATCCTAAAAGGATTGATCGCTTTATCGGCGCAATATCCAGCGCTGTAGCAACAAATCCAGGCCTGCAAGAATGCGAATCAGGCTCTATATTGTCCTCGGCTTTGCTTGGAGAGGCGCTTAATCTGTCGCCAAGTCCGCAGCTTGGGCAGTATTATATGGTGCCATACAAGCGCAAGGCTAATGCCAATAAAGGCATTACAGAGGCTATACTTGCGCAATTCCAGCTAGGATATAAAGGATATATTCAATTGGCCTTGCGTTCAAATTTCTATCTTAAAATTAACGTACTGGATATTAAAAAAGGCGAGTTAGTACGGTTTAATCCTTTGCTTGAAGAAATTGAAGTAAATCTGATTGACGACGAATTAGAGCGCGAATCAGCGGAAACGACAGGCTATTATTGTATGTTTGAATATCTTAATGGCTTTCGCAAAGAAATGTACTGGTCTAAAAATAAAATGCTTAGTCATGCAGACAAGTATTCAGGGGCTTTTAATCGGGCTATTTACGAAAAGTTACAGGCCGGCGAAAAGGTAGAGGATGCTTGGAAGTATTCTAGCTTTTGGTATAAAGACTTTGATGCAATGGCTTTTAAAACCATGTTGCGCCAGCTAATCAGCAAGTGGGGGATTATGTCTACAGAAATGTCGGACGCTTTTGTTAAGGATGGCATGGCCGCAAATTCCGAAAATGGCGACTTTGATTATATTGATAGTACTTCAGAGCCAATTACAGCGAACGATCAGACAATCCATGGCGAAGATCAAAGCAATGTAGTAAATGAGTTTTGCACAGCAGAACAATTCGCAGAAATCCGCCGCAAATATTTTGATCATGTTGCAAACAAAAAAATTACACCGGAAAAGCTGATTGCTGACATGGGTAAAAAACACGCTTTGACTGACGATCAGCAGTCTGAAATATTGAATTGGGGTGAAGCCAATGTTTGAACGCATAGAGCTTGAATTAGAGCAAGGCAGCGAGTCATGGCTGCAACACAGGCTAACCCATGACAACGCCAGCGAATTAGCCATTGCGATGAATATATCGCCATATGCCAGCCGAAACGATTTAATCAGGGCACGTAAATCAGGCAATGGACTTGAATATTCGCAGTTTGTTAAGGATGTTATTTTTCCGAATGGACATCGTGTCGAGGCGCTTATCCGGGCATTGGTTGAGAAAAGACTAGATGAAGATTTCATTCCCAAGGTTTTTGCTTATGGGAGTCAATCGGCGTCACTGGATGGCCTAAATATTTTCGGTACTTTTTCTCTGGAAATAAAGCAATTCAATAAAGCGTTATGGGAGTCTGTGAGCAATGGAATATTGCCTGACTACCATAAGCCGCAGGTACAGCAAGGATTGATGTGTAGCGGCGCTGAGGTTTGTTTTTTTGCAGTTGGAAATGAAGATGCTACCGATTTCGTTTATATAGATGTTTTGCCTGATCCGGAATTTATCGCCAATATTCCCAAGTTGTGGGAGAAATTTCACGAAGCTGAAGCCGACTTTGTTGATGTTGAAACGGTACGGTTTATCGAAGAGGGCGAGTCACGCGAAAACCTACTTCCGGTCGTCACATTCCAAGGAGGAGGTATTGCTTTAACCAGTAATATCAAAAATTGGTTTGCGATCCGTGAAACCAAGTATGAAGCAATCACAAAAAAAACCATTACCGCTGAAAATGCCGGAGATTTTAAAGCTATAGCCGACGAGTTTGAGAATGGTGAAGGTTTGATTGACGAGGTATTAAAACGCATCACCACGGAGGCTACGCCGGTCATAGATTTGATTGCAGAGCTGAAGTCGATTAAAAAATACTTGGCTGCCGGACGGATTTATTGCAATAAAACAGTAACGGATTTTAGACGGGAAATTAGGCAAAAGGCTTGTGATGATGCGCTTGTTGAATTTAATGCTTATGTTGATGAATTAGGCGCAAAATTAGCAGATTACGACATTTCTCTTGTCTTTAATTTGCCTGATTTTATGGGTAAATGCTCACGCACCAAAAACCATGACTCACTGAGTAGCGCCATCGGCGCCGAAATGGACCGAGCAAAAATCGAGGCGGACAATCTTTATGCTGAACTACTTGAAAAAGCAGCATGGTTTAACGAGTACAAATTCACAGAAGACTTTAAAGACCTGGGGTTTTTGTTTGATTCCCTGCAATCCATTATTTACAAGCCAAAAGAAGATTTTGAACTCCTGGTTAAAAGCAAAATATCCGAGTATTTTGCAGAAGAAAAAGCTAAGGCTGACGCAAAGCAAAAAGCCGAGGATGAAAAAAACGAGCGTATAGCCATAAACAAAAGGCTTTTGACTGAAACCGAACTTGCTAAAAGCATGTTAAATCCGGTAGACGTTAGCTTTAATGTCGATCAAGTAAGGACTGAATCGGCTAGGCTTTTTGGGTTGATAAAAGAGGGCATGAATGCTGTCGAGGCTGACGGCTATGAATGTTACAGCATTAAGCTATCAATCCTTGCCGATAAAATGAACGCCGATGCTGAGATAGCCGGTGCATTGTTGGCCGCAGTTCAATCAGAAGCCGGTCAGGTTGATCCCGATGACGCAATCCGCGCCGAAATAAAAGACCTGCGCGAAAGAGCTTCACATATTTACCAAAGCGCTCAGTATTGCGATAACGGAACGACACGCCGTGCAGAAGAATCTCAAGCCCAATCATTGAATATTAAAGCCAGCAAGCTTGAAAAAGAGCTTGATATTCAAATTAGGATAAAAGCCAATATCGAACTTGCTGCAAGCTGGCTTGATGAAAGCGTAGATATTTTGGCGCTTGATGCTAAAGAAGTCATGGCCGAAAGCGAACGCTTATTCGACTTAATTACCGAAAACACCAGCTTTGCAGAAGTTAATAGCTATTCTGCGCACTCAAAGCAGCTGATGAATTTGGCTGATGAGATTATCGCAGTTAAGCCAATATCCGCATCGAAAGAGGCCATAATTGAAAAACTAAGTGATGATGAATTTGATGGTGATGACAATACGCTGGTTGAAATTGTCATTACTGGGCAAGCTGATGTTACGTATGAAGGAATACCTTTAGGCGCCTACATACCACCAAGCAAAACCGGCTGGGATGATCCGCAAGTTGCCGCTAGTGACCCCATTATTGCGGATGAAGATGTCAAAGAAGAAAGAAAGCTTGGCGTAATCTGTCCGAAACGCCTAAAAGTTATTTCCTTTGTTCGCACTGAGTTTGGCTTGAATATGGGTGCTGCCGAAAATTGGCTAATTAAGGAGTTTGGCGGAAATATTCAAAAACCTTCTACTGGAGATTTATTCTAATGGCCTTACTATTCTTTTACGACACCGAAACAACTGGCATACCTAATTTTAAGGAGCCTTCCGAACATCCAGACCAGCCGCATATAGTTCAAATTGCTGCTGCATTAGTTGATGATGAAACCCGCAAAACGGTATCGAGCATTAATCTGATTATCAAGCCTGATGGATGGGCGATACCTGAAGAATTAACCGAAATTCATGGCATATCAACCGATTTTGCGCTAGAAACCGGAGTAACCATAACACGCGCATTGCAAGTGTTTTTCGGCTTATGGAAAGGCCGCAAGCGCGTAGGTTTTAATGAATCGTTTGACGCTAGAATTATCCGTATTGCACAGCATAAGCTTGGATCGCCAGAGGAACAGCTTGATGCATGGAAAAATGGTGAGAAAGAATGCGCCATGTATGCCGCAAGAAAGCATACAAATTTGCCAAAAAATAAACTGCCGAAATTGATCGAAGCTTATCAGCATTTTTTCGGAGAGGGCTTTGATGGCGCTCATGATGCCATGAATGACGTTAACGCGCTGATTGCTGTTTACTTTGCAGTTAAAGACGCAGATGCAAAGCTCACGGAAGCGGCGTAAATAATAAGGGGTGATTTATGGCTACTATAGAAGCGCAAACCGAAAAGCTACACACCGATTTAGTCGTCAAGGACAGGCATTTAAAGTCCGCACGGCAGGCGCTAAAAGAAAGCGAACTTGATCTTGCTAAAGCTAAGCAGGAATTAGTCGAAACCCGTAAACAGCTTGCAGAGGCAAATAACATTGTAGCGGTTTATCGGGTTGATTTTCCGGGGTTGATGGCGAATAAAGCCCGTCTTGAGTTTATGGTTCGCAATACTATCAAGATTGAGCAAGTTGGACATACATTTAAAGCTATTAATTTTTTTGGTAATACTTTAGGCGTTCATCACACGCCCTATGGAGCTATTGACGCCGCTATGGATCAATCGAGTGCAAGATTAACGGCATAGGATCTTAACAAAACTTAACAAACATAAAAAAGCCGGCGATTAAGCCGGCTTCTTGCACGAGTCTTACGGGTAACTAAGCTTTACGCAATCTGTCGAAAGCCAGCACCACCGCCATGCGCTGTAATTTCTTCTTCGTCGCCACCATCAAAATGCCGTGGTAGTCTTTGAAATTTTCATGATTTCCTTTTTTAAAAGATTGGTTTTAGTTCCGGTTAATTATACAACAAAATATTCTTTAAGCATTCTTGCTTTGTTCAAAACATCCGCAGAATAATTATTTTCCGTAGTGCCTGAGTCCATATGATCCACAGTCCTAATATTATCAGGCCCAACGTTATAAGCCGCAATCGACCCGCGCAATTGATCAGCTTTTGACCAGTCGGGATGTTTTTTACTGATAGCATTGCGCATATCGTTCAAAATATGCGCTCCTTGGGTAACATGCTCGATACTATCAGGTTTACCTACTAGCATATGCGAACGCCTATCAACCTGCATAATGCCGTATCCGTTGCCATGATCGCCATAACCATTGTGATCGAGAGTTGCGCCGAAACAGCTTTCGCGCCATGCGATACCTGCTAAAATTTCAGGCGGAAAATTAAGCGCACTGCCGACTGACTCAAATGTCGGTATCAGGTGTTTGGGTATCATAATTTTAAACTCCATTGCCGGCCATTGTGCGACCAGTGCGCCCATGATGCGCCTAGTTTTTTAATAGCTAACGCCATTGCTTTAATATCGCTTTTATTTATTTTTGAGTCTGACAATCCTTTAATTTCAGCAACCCCGTCAGTGATTACAGCTACAGTAAAAAATTTATAGGGCGCTGGTTCGGGTGCGTACTCGTCAAAAACTCTGATAATAGCCACCACATCGCCTTTTAAGATTTCAGTGGTGGCCGTTGCCATTATGCTACTGTATCAGCCGCCAAAATAGCTGCGCTCAAAAATGTTGGAGCGGTAATTCCGGTTTGCGGAACGACATAGCTATCGCCAATGGCTACGCTCACGCCGGACGGGACGTTTACAGATTGTCCGTTTGCTAAAGTTGCTGTCAAGCCGGTCACGATTTCAGCGTCAACGGTTTCGGGTACTTTCACGGTTAAGATTGTCATCTTGTTTTTCCATTTTGTTAAGTGATGTAATCCAGCGCCGCCATATAAAATTATAAGCGGCGCATAGAGTAGGTTATCGAGCATTTATTCGTTTGCAATCGTGAAATCAAGGTAGTATTTTTCACCTACCTTAAACGCCCCAGCCAGCGCCGGATTATTTACGGTTAAGCTCATCGATCCCGCCGGACAATATTTAGCATAAGTGTTATCTTCGCTAATGCCATTTTCATCGAACGGCTTACCGCATACTGCACTCATTATTAGTGTTTCGCAGCCGTCAAAGCACGGAATTATTGTATTAATTTGAAACTTAGCTCTCATTTTTGACATAAATATTCACAGAAATTATTTAATTGTTATTTAAGATGAAATACATCATTAAAAAACCACGCAATTCCAGAAGCGAATGCCCCGACTGTAAACACGATGCCAGCAATAAATCCTTGCTGTCTGCGCTGATAATCCAGCATTTGATCTATCTTAGTGTGTAATGAGCTGACATATTCGTCAAGCACATTAAGACGAGCTTCGTGCGCTGCTATTTTATCATCTTGAATAATCATTGCGTACAATCTCGCTTATATTCTAATAGTTGCAACAAATATTGCTGTTTTTGATCGACAGTAACCGCATCACTGGGTAGTTGCGGTATTTGTTGACACCCCGGAATGTTGACTGACGGCGGCGGCGTTGGCATTGCCGATATTGTTGCTGGTGTTGGCGTTTGACAAGCCGATAGCAGCATCAAGCAGGGCAGGAGTAAGGTTTTTAATATACGTTTGAAGCTGGTCATTTGTAACGCCTTGAAGTTGAGATTTTGTAAATATGGAATAGCCAGTAATCGCCACCCCGGTTAGCATTCCAGCTGCAGCCACCCAGTTGCCGGATGCCGCCGACAGTGCGACATTTACCAGTGCATCTTGAACACTTGGTGTTGCGGCAATGGCGGCTAATCCAATAATTGGCACAGGTGCCGGTATCTGTGCTCCTATGTTCGTTAATGCCTGATGAATAGTTGCCGGACTAGCTTCCGCCGCCGCCGCCGCTAAAAACGATTTTCCCGCGGTAAAATAGGGATTTTCGCTTGTATTTGCGCTGATTATTTTCCCGGTTTCGTCTGTGACAATGGTCACGCCGTTGATTGTTTGTGTTGGCATTTTTTACTCCTAAATTAAATAACTAACCATGCTCCAGTTCCGGCATTGCTAATTGATACGAATATAGCTGCGGTATTTGCTGCTAATGTATATGTAGTGCCGGATGCGCCATGACCGATTATATTTTGCGTTCCGCCTTGTGTTGCAATAGTAACGGGGTTTGCAGTTGCATTAACTATAATCTGAAATAACCCAATGTTCTGTTCGTTTCCTGATACATTGACAGGTTGTGTTGTAGATGAAGCATACCCGCCATTCAAAGTTAGAATGCTACTGGCAGGTCCCGTAAATGTATAAACCGATGGGGAAAAGTAAGCGCCCGCTGTTCCTGGGGTTGGTGGCACATTATATGTTCCTGCTGTAATCTGAGCAGTAGCCAACATTAGACCGCAGGTTAATGCTAATGCTCTGCTCGGATCATTTACGTAAACATCACCTGGTTGCGCGTCTCCACGATAGCCCCGCAAGTTCAGCAGACCTCCTTGTTTACCGGTAGTTACTCCATTAGCTAGAGCTGCTGAGTTTTGTATAATGCCGAACAATCCGGCATTACCAATATTTTTAGTTGCAAAACCATGATAT